AAAACGTTATACATTGCTACCATGGTACCCACGACCACAGCAAAGCTTGCTACTACATTCAATAGTTCTTTTTTCATCGGTTAGCGTTTAGAATGGTTAAAAAATCTTCGGTGTTATCTAGTGCTTCCTGAGTCATTTCCTCATTAGCTTCACAAAGCAGCTGCTCTAGGAATAAAGCAAGTACCTCTGCATTGTTTTCGTGTGTCTTGATAAAGTCAAGGGCTCTTTCAAACTGTTTCATAACTAAATTTTTAAGTGTTAATACTCTGCGAAGATACACAAAGTTTCATATATGCAAACAATTTTGCATAATTTTCCACAAATTTAGAATGAGTCTAAATAAGAAATCAGTTTATAAGCTTAAATAATCACCGCAAAAATCAGGCTATAGACTTACGCTTGTATAGATATTCCTGATACTTAGTGAATACCAGGTGATTGATCTTATGATGTTTTTTACATTCTCTACATTGTAGCCAATGATGTACAGTGCCTGCAGCAGTAACTACTTTTTTATTGTATCGGAAGTTAGCAGCTCCACATTCAGGACATTCATACTTTTCACCTCCATGCTGTACTGCATAGTTATGGTTAACAATGGCATAGCTATTTAGTTTCTCAAATACTGCCTCCAATACCTCCACATCCATCTTACAATAGGCCACCATCTTATCAAGTGCCTCCTGGTCTTTGCGAAAAACTATATCTTTCCACAGGTCAACCCCCCCTGTATCCATCTTAGCACCTACCTTGAGTAGCTTAGCTATGTAGTCAAGCTTGTTGCTATTAAAATTAAAGTACTTTTTAGCCCATTTAAGCGTGTCTATGGTCTTAGGTGATGGCATAAACTGAATACCATGGAATAAAGCTCTTGTGCGTATCCATTTGAGGTCAAACCTATCCCCATTGTGAGCCACAATTTCATCCGCTTGAGCTAGAACCTTGACAAATTTCTCAATCATTTGCTTATCACTCTGACTTTTGGACCATGTTAGGCTGTGAATTTCATCCTCACCCTCCCATTTGTAGCAGATGCAGATGATTGCACGTTCATGAATAATATCCTGAGGTTGGATACTTAGGTTGTATCCTGTTCTCCAGAATACTCCGACATTGAAAGAGGTCTCAATGTCGTAAAAAAGTCTTTTTCTCATAGCTTAAATAGCAGGGCAATCCTATCTAGTAGCCCCTTTTGTATTAGAAATCTTAGGAGTATCCCTAGAATAAACGCAACAATCATAGGCCACCATAGTATTTTATACTTTACTACCTCTTTAGCTTGAGCAGTTTTATAGATAGTCTTACCTCGTATCCTTTCAACTCTTGTTTTATATCTATACTCTATCCTTGTTTGCCATCTTGTTTTTGGTACGTACACATTATTGAATTGTATCACCGTATCCTTAGTGGTGTAGAACTTTTCCCATACAATAGTATCATTTTGTATCACTGGGATGCTGTCAACTGTAGTGATACGGATGGTGTCACTATCTTGTACTACTTTAAGTCCGTTCTTTAATGCTTTCTTGTAGTGCCATTGAGCTCGCTTAGGAGCTGAGCAGGATGTCGCAAATATAGTAGAAACTAGCGACAAAATAATTATTGAAAGTCTCATGTGCTATAGGTTTTGAAGCATTGATATCATTCGAGGGCATGGGTAAATATCTGCCTTATCTTTTCTCACACTGTTGTGCGTGTAGATCCCTGCAGTACCTTTGAATGCCTCTTTATCTATGGCAAATATCTCTGACCGGTAAGCCTTAGGAATGTCATAGGTCTCGCACAGGTACTCCACCAACTGCCGAGTGCTTTCAATCTGCTCATCCGTATATTTGTACCAATGGATATTACCCTTGTATGGTGTATCTAATGTGGTTACCATTGATGGGTCCACCACTCCCTTGACATAATTGTAGTACTTACCATCCTTGAGCTTCAATGGTCCCCAATTACAAACCTCAATACCTACTGAAAGCTTGTTTAAGTTTTGATACTTGAGTCCATGAGCTGAGAAGTCCTGACTATCTATCCCCAGGTGATAAGCCCAATGCTTAGAGCTGAAGCACTGTACTATTGTACCTCTTTCACCTATTACAAATGCAGTAGCAATCCTATCTGAGTTGCTATTCCACCAACGTGATACAGCTACAGCATTACCATTGCCTGCAGTATGGTGTAAATAGATTTGTTTTTTCTCAGACTCCTCATGGAAGTACTGTGCATTAGATAGGCGTTCCTGTAATATCTTGCTTGTGTCTAATTTCATCCACCTCTTTTTTAATATCCTTAGCTCTAGCGAATAAGTTTTTCATTGACTGCCATAGGTCAAGCCCTTTTACTGCTTTGTAGTTTTCATTAATGCTCATTACCTCAATGGATACCAGGATGAGTGCAAGTACCTTAGTGAGCAGTAAATCTACTGAGAAAAACTGCAGGATGATATGGTTAAGTATGAATTGGTCAATCATGTAGAACATGATAACGGTTACCTCATAAAGTAACATCTTGCTAATGATTGCAGATAACCCCCTGCTTGTGATTGGCACCTTGCGTTTAATGCTTTTCCATACCCCTGTGATAGTATCAAGTACGATCACAAAGCCTACTAAAAACAATAGCCCTGAAATAGGCATTAAGAATGCACTAATGGTTGCCAATAGTTTTATCCAATTGGCTTTCATTGTAGCTAGTAGTATGGTGAGCTGTGACTTCATTATAAGATTAGGATGCTGTTATTGTACCCATTCTCAAGGAAGTTACCACACATACCTGTGCAAGTTAACTGATACGGTGTGATACATGAGCAATGGTTAAACATTGGTCTAAGGTCAGTATCCATGTTGGTAGTGGATATGAATATAGGGAACAAGTTTTTGTTAGCTAATAGCCATCTAATTAAACGCTGCTCAAAGAAACTAGCTTTCTGTGCATAGTGTTCCATGCCAAATGCTACTTCATTCCTGGATACGCTTGCAGAATAATCACCGTTTTGAGTCTGAAGTCCTTTGTTTTTTAACTGATACGTCAATCCAAATACAGCATCCTCTGCACTCCTCCATGCAATGACCGGCTGAATGAACTCAACTAGGTCAATCTCATCAGGTGTAAGTGTCTGATTGTTGTAAGCAGTAAGCAAGTGATTGTAGAACGTAGTGCCTAAGATAGGCTGAACTCTCAATGCTGCCTGAGTAGCTATGTATGGGGTCACATCCGTTACATCAACGTTTGCTGTTATCGGAGTGTTAGTCTTAAGGTAGGTTTCGGTAATAAAATATAACATTACTGAGCTGGGTTAGTAGGTTCATCAATAGGAGGTAAAGATGCTAGAGCTCTAATCTCATTGGTAGTCATTTTTTCAAGTACTTTACCAAGCAATGCATCACTCAAGTTGTTCAATGCATCTTTTACTCTGCTTGTTTCCTCATCTACCTCAACAATAGTATCTCCAATGATTTGATAGTTATTGATTGTAAACTCCGCAGGAATGCGTGCAATAGTTAGTATCTCATTAAAGATAGTAGTTATTTGTTGACGTAGTTCCATCACCACGTTTTTCTCAAATATCACATAGGCTTGCTTGATATCACTACCATTACCCAAGCTACCAGTGGTACGGATACCCATTAAGATAGGGTCAATGGTATGGCTAAAACAAATCTGCTCAGTGTTCAATGCAGATGCCTCATGGAATAGCTTATCATTGGCATTAGTTGGTAGGCTTTCAATCTTAGGTAACTGCTCAGCTGAGTTAGCAAAGAATGCAACTGCCTTACCGGCATTGGCTGCACCCTTAAGCCTGTCAATAGTTTCCTTGATCATGTGTTTTTCCTCCTCCGACTGTGGTCTCTTAGGGAACATCATAGCAAAGCTAGGGAACACACTATTTTGAATGTTGCTTTTTGCGAAGTAAGATAGCTCGCCACTTAAAAAAGCAAAGTTCAATGCACTTGTATAGGTAGGTAGTGGGTAATAATCTTGACCTACTGACTTAACTTCGTAACAATATAGCTGTACTTCATCCGTACATGTGATATGATAAGGCTTAATTCTTTCAGTATCTATCCTGGTACTCCAATCATCCGATAAATAATAGTACTTTCTGCATGGTGATACCCTTACTTTCTCAGGTGAAACGTTTTCAATCTTAACTAATTTTTTTTTCTCACCAAAATATAGCTTGAAGTACACACGATTGTGGATGATTAGCTGCTTAGTTACTGCCTTAACAGTGTGCTTGAGGTTTGCTTTCTTTTCAAAGGCAAACATGTCTAGTTTTTCCTGTGGTGTAAGCTTGTCAGTGGTAAGATTAAACCCTCCACCAATTACAGCATTGGTCTTAAAGTCTACAATGGCACCATGTAAAGGTGAGCTGTAGTACATTTGGTTTAGCATTTCAGGGTATAGGTTACCCTCACCAAATCTTACCCATGACTCCTGCACATATCTGCCATTCACATAGGGCAGTGTCAAGTTACCTCTCCCTACCGGTAGGAATGGGGTGCTAAATGATTGATAGCCCTCCACCATTTCGGGGCCTTTTGGTTTGCTGTTAAATAGTCTTTCGTACCAAGCCATAGTTAGTCATATATTGATGTACCTGCAGGACCACTGACCACAAGCCTACCCTCTTCAATGACTACACCTGTAGTCTGTGCTATTGAAAGAGGCAGAACGAATGGGGTTGAGCTCTCATATACCTGGTATGTGTACTGACCTTTCAAGAGTGAGATATCTGTAGGCTCATCTAGAGTAAACAGGTTGTATCTTTCGGGCCATGCACTTGTATCAGCAGATGTAAAGAGCTGTGGTGTGCTAGTGGTATTCATTTCATTAGTGAATACAAATAAATAGTGTGGTGTACTAACCGTAGTTACCTCACTAAGAGTTAATACGAATTGATTAATAACACCTTGATCTAAGTATATCACACCTATATTAAATTAGGTTTGTCAAATGTTCATAAAAAAAAGCCCCACCATGTGGCAGGGCTCTAATATAGAGAGGTAGAATTGCTTATATAACTCCGATTGCTTGAAGTGCTGCTGCATTCATATCAATGTTGTAAGCTAAGTAAGGGTTCTCAGCTATCAAAGTAACTGTATATTTTGAACCATCAGCTCTAGCTGTACCTGAACCCTCACCTGTAGCAGATAACTGCAAGTATGGGAAGTACCAATATAAGCCATTAGCATCAAGGATGATAGCTGTTAAGTATTGCTGTCCTGTTCCTAGGATTTTAATAGCACGAGACTTATCAGCATCTCTTCTGTGGAATACTAAGTTAACTGTCTGAGTTACAAAAGAGCTACCATTAACTAGGTCAATAGTGCTATCCTCTGTATAGTTTGATGTGTTTCTACGTACCTCAAATGGTTGGAATAAATCACCACTCGGTACTAATGTGATACCTGTAATTTGCCAGGCATTTGCACCAGTTACTGATGATGGGTCGGTAGGAGTGATAGAAAGTATCTCATCCTGTGTATTAATCCAAACACCATAGATACCACCAATGTTGTTTAAACATGGTTTTACGATTGTCTCAAGAGATTGACATGTAGCCATTGTGTTAAAGTATTAAAGAGCCCCCTTTGTAGAGGGCTCGTAGTTAATTATTAAGAATAGAAAACAATTTCAGCAGGATTAACAAAGTTAAATCCAACTTTCATGTTAGCACGTGTACGGATGTAAGGCTCAGCTACAGTATCAGCTAAGTTAACAGCACGTAAATCAGAAGAGTCACCCTCAGCATCGAATGCGTAGATAAGGTTATCTTTCAAAGTCCACACGAAAGTGTTGTTAGACATACCTGGACATACTACAATCTTAACACCTAAGAAAGTCAAAGACAAATCTTGAGTGATGTAAGCTTGAGTGTTACCTGAAGCAACGCCTAATCGGTAGATATTCACTAACTGAGTAGGCATGTACAAACGTAAATCAGCTGTACGTGTAGCAATAGTAGCAGGTAAAGCAGCAAATGCAGTAGACAAAGCAGCCTCTAATGCAGTAAAGTTAGCGATTGAACCTGAACCACCATTGATAACTGCAGGGTCAGCAGCTAACAACTTCTCATAACCATCACACAAAGCAAGTGTAGGGTTTAATGAAGTTGTATCACCTTGCCAACGGATTAACTCGATATCTCCGTTAATTTTGTTAGCCATCTCACCCCAATAGAATGACATGAAAGATGCAACAGAGAAATCTCCGTTTGAACCTTTTGACATTTGAAGAGCTAAGAAAGATTGCTCTAAGTCAAACTGACAAATTTGAGCCATTGCAGAAAGTGCACATACGTCAATTTCTTTAGCATCTAGGTCATCAGATGGTGCAGTGAATGCACAAGTAGATGGTTGTAAGATGTTACCAAAAGTAACACTAGCTAATTTAGTTTTGTACTTTACACCTGGCAAAGAACGGTAGTTATCAGCAGTATCCTCAGACAAATATGCCTTAGAATAGAATGCCTCAGGGTTAGCAGCTAATAAAGCTGTAGGATCTACTTGTAGATCGAATTTAAGTTTACGCATTTTATTTGTTGTTTATGAATTTGTTTACACTAGAAAATCTTTGATGTGCACTTAAAGTCACACCCTCACTCATCACCTCTTCCTCTACTTCTACAGATAAAGCCTCCTCAAGTTGGTTCTTAAGATCAGCAATCATAGCAAGTAGAGCATTCATTTGCTCATCCATTGCAGGCTTAACAATAGCAAGGATAGCCTCTGCATCAGCTACAGGGTCTACTGCCATTGTTTGCTCCTCTGCAGGAACTTCCGCTGTTACTTCCTCTTCGATAACAGTTTCCTCTAGAGCTACTTCCTCAGAAGCCTCTACTTTTTCAACATCTTTTACTTCAACTACTTTACCGTCCTTTACAACGTAGATTTTTTCGTTGATGATGTGCTCGCCATCCGGCAACATTAACTCATTCATTTGTGTATTATTTTGGGATTGTTTTTGCTCTTTCAATTTCATGCCTAAGTACCCCTCAATACTGAAACCTATCTGCTCTTGACTAACAAGCTCAGCATAGTACTCCTTGTCAGTTACCTGAGCTGTTACCATTAGTGTACCCTCCGGTACTTCAATACCAAATGATGAGTAAGCTTTGTCCTCTTTTGGGTTATCTACTATCCATGCCTCAAGTACATAGGCAGGAACGGTCTTAGATTGGTCATGCTCCAGGTTAAATAGGTCTCGGTTGACCATCTGTTGCATGAACTTGCCATGAATTTTTTCTATCTCCTCCTTGCTAAACTTGACATTGTACTCCTCTTTGCTATCCTCATCAAATCGGTATATCTCCATAGGTATCAAAGCAGGTGCAGTGATACGGTATTTTAACTCATCCGAAAAGAATAAGGGCTTAGCTTGAGCACTGAATGCCATACCCTTAACTTTGATTGCAGGAGTAGCTGTAAAAGCTATCTGCTCAATGCCAAGGTCCTCACCATTTTCAGCGTATGCTGGGTCAATGGTTATTTGATAGGTAGGGATATTGTCTTTTGCCATCTACCTATATTAAAAAAAACGTATATTTGTTCAAAAATTATAACATGATAACTATCTTAAACAAGGAAATTCCTAACCAACTTGAAGAGCTAACCATTGAGCAATTCGAGGCAATCACTGATATCAATAACAATCAGGAACTTGACCCCATTGATAAACACCTCCAGGTGTTCGCTTACCTTGGGATACCTGAGTCTGAGTTTTGGGATTATGACGTGGCAGATTTTGTGGGGATGGTCAAAGAATTTAACTCAACAGAACGCAAAGAGTATCCGGTAGTAGAAGAGCTAGAGCTTGAGGGCTACACCTACAAGGCACAAATGAAGTTAACCGTACGTGATACTAAGATGATTGAGAAAGTAGCACTAAGAAAAGAGAAAGGATATATCTCTGAGATGTTGGCTATCATGTTCAAACGTGAGGACCTTACACCCACTGAGCACTACACAGATGCACACATCAAGCAGAAAGCAAAGCTCATTCGTAAATTGAATGCAGCTATCTCCATTCCATACATGATGTTTATTGCACAGAAAATAGGACAGCAAGCTAATGATCAAGCTACCGAAGCAGTGGAGCCAAGTAACTCTTGAGCAGTTCATTGAATTTAGTCAGATAGATAAAGAGCAGGGAGCCTACCATTACAATAGTGAGGCTCTCTCTATTTTGTCGGATGAACCTATTGAGGTTATTGAGGACCTTGATGTGGATGAGTTAGCAGAACTTATTAACGAGTCAAGATGGTGTACCTCTGAGCCATCCAAAAGATATAAGCATGAGCTGTTAGGGTTGAAGCTTAAGCCACTCAGTAAGCTAACGCTATACGAATACATTGACCTTGACTATTTTTTTAGTAATAACTACATCACTAATCTTGATAAGGTATGTGCTATCCTGTACCGGCAAACTAAACTCAATGAATGGGGTGATGAAATCATGGAGCCTTATGACTTTGACTGCAATATCAGAGCTGAGAAATTCCATGACCTACCAATCACTGATGTGTATGGTATTATTAATGAGTTCTTAAAGTTCAGAGATAACTTTCTTAAGACCTATGAAAACTTATTTACCGGTGACCTAGATACTCCACTCACTGATGAAGAGAAAGCTAACATGGAGCCTGAAGAAATCAAAGAGATTGAGAAAGAACAGTCTCAGGTAAAGTGGTCATGGGAACAAACCATCTATGGCTTGACTAATGGCGACATAACAAAGAGTGATAAGATAGGTGTCCTACCACTCGTTTATGTTTTCAATATCTTGTCTATGAAAAAAGAACTAGACATCTAATGGGAAGCCTGGAGTGAACCCTGCAGGAGGGTCAACCGCTTCAAATGTGTACACAATTTTTTGCTGTTTCTCAAGGACCTCAACAGCCTGTACTAATGGGTACTTTTTAGTTAACCATTCAGTGTACTGTCTATAAATTTCAGCAGTGATACCTGCAGCGTTTAGCTCCTCAGTAAATTGTGCCACGAAGTCACGAGGGGTGATCACTCCACCATTCCATAAAAACGCACCATTGTTCAGGAATATAAAGTAATACATGGCCACTATTTGTATCTCCAACTTTTGGAAGCCTGTTATCTTGGCATTGATACGGATACTTTCTACTAATGTACCCTCACCATCCACAACATCATTCCGAATAATTCTCTTTAAGATGTTAGCCATTCTCCTACGTGTAGGATATAGCACATTAAACTCACCTGTATTTGCGTATCTAGCCATTCTGCTCTTCTTTTAATTTTTCAAGGTACTGCAATAGAGGTAGGGCATACTTCATTGGTAGCTCAGCCAAGTATGCTTTAATCTCCTCAAGTTGTTTTTCGTCTAGTGTTATCATGATATTATTGTTACTCCTATAGCATCTGCTACATATTCATTAACCACGCTATTGTCAGTACCCCAGGTTGCAAACTGCTCCTCAGTCATAGTGTAGTTACCATCCAATAAGCCTGTACCATCCTCATCATATAGTTGCCAATAAGTAGTAGCTGTGGTAGCATTGGTAGCAAAGTTAAGTACTAGCACTGACATCTGAGATGCTGTGCCTTTAGTTGGTATGTTAATCGGTTGTATCTGTATCATTAGTAAAAGTTTTGCCAAGCAGTGCCGTTGTATCCGCAGTGCTTGTTGTTAGTTGTATCATATACCACTAGACCTGCAGCAGGGGTAATAATAGCTAACATCTGTGCATTGGTCATTCGTGGAGGTAGGAAGCCTTGAGTGGTTGATGTTATTTCCATAATCGCTGTGGTTGCAGTTGGTATACCTACTGATAGCTTGCTTTGTATTCTTGTAGTTCCTGCAACATCTAATTTATATCCTGAGTCAGTAGTAGTTCCTATTGCTATATTACTGTTAGTAAAAATACGCATAGCTTCGGTACCTGCAGGTGCCAATATAATTGGTAAACCTCCTGATACTTGTCCATCTTGCTTATTAGTACCTATAGTAAAAATGCTTGTATTAGCAATAAAATAACCAGAGAACTGTCCTGTATCACTGATATTTTTATTAGTAGATACTTGAATAAAGCAAGGTTTTTGCACACCTGTTGATGAATACAATGGAGATATTGTAAGACCAATGTTTACATCAGAAGAATTTTGACCTATTTGAAACTGAGCTCTCGGATAATTATTTGAAGGATTGTATGCATTATATTGAGCTGTTACTGAGCTAACAATACTTTTTATACCAGCAGTAGAAGTAATATCACCCTGCACCCTAGCAGTACCATTCACATTTAACTTAAATCCTGCATCAGTTGTAGTACCTATTCCTACATTACCATTTCCAAAGAAACGACTTGATGTAGTGCCTGCTATGGTTAATGACAATGAGCTTGATATCGTCAATGTTCTTGCAGCAGTCAACGTACCATCTGCATTATAGATGTTACTACCTGATATCGTCAAGTTACCACTACCTAGTATTGAGCTACCATTAATGGTCTTGATGTTGGTAGCACTAACAAGAGTATCCTGCTTAGCATTCAATGCACTCTGCAAATCTGTTTGTGAGCTGAGTGTTCCTGTGATACTTCCCCAGGTTGCACCACCACCCGAAGCAGCTGCTATAATCTGAGCACCTGTTATTGCTGTGTTGACAGGCAATCCTCCAACAATAGAGGTGCACTCAATCAAATCAGTAGCCTGTAAATTTCCTGTGTGAGGTGTGAGGGTTGGCCTCCAATCTCCCCACCAATTCGGTGAACTCATACCTATATTACTTTAAGCCTCCGAAATGTTTAATTGCCTGACAAAGGTACAGCACAATCAGTCCAATCATTAACCGTTAATGTGATGTTCATGACATAGCCTGCAGCATAGTCAAGTAGATCATTGTTCAAAGGTTGGAAGTTAGGTATACCAATCACATCAAAGCTATAGTCATTGCTGTAGGTGAAGTAAACATAAAGGTCATTAAGTATCTGCTGTGTATCACTTAGGATTGTGATGATGTTAGCCCTATCCTTTTGAATGATGTCAAAGCAGTAGATGTCAAAGTTAAACTCTGAGGTGTTATCTGCAGGGTTAACAGTTACCGGTACCACAAACACAATAGGATATTTCTCATCCTTAGTAGCGAAGTTAAATAGCTGTTCCTTGAAATCACTACCAACCTTTTTAACCTGGAGGTGATTGTTGTAGAACTGCTCAATGTGGTCTATGATTGCTTGTAATGAGTTCATTATAATTCAGCGTTTTTATTAATCTTATTTATCTTATTCTGTACATTGGTTACTTGTGTCTCAGATACTATAGCTGTAACAGTCATTGATGTGTTATTGTTATCACCACCTGCACTCATTGTACCTCCAGCATTAGCTGAGCCAAAGAGCTGAGCACCTTGAGGTACGGATTGTGCTACACTTGAGCCACCACCTGTAGACTCTGAGCTTGTGCCACCTCCACCTCCTGATGTTGGAGTACCACCTGAAGTAAGTATCTGCTTAGCCTTAGCTATGTTGGTAGCAATCTGTATGATACCTGTAGCAAACTGAGCAATACCTGCAGCACCTGCTGATACTGCGTTCAATGGGTTAGCTTGAGATGCAGCAACTAATGAAGAGATAGCCTTGGCTGTATCAATACCAATCTGTATCAATGCATTGGCCTTATTAAACTTCTCTAGTTTCTTTTGGTCCTTGATGAATGCACCACCTACCTCATTAATACCATTAGCTATATCGGATGCTAGTTGTAGCCTTGCATCTCTTTCTTTTTGTGCGTTCTCAATAGATGTTTTCCTAGCATCATCCTCAAGCTTTTGCTTATCAACTTTTAGCTTCTCATCAAGAGCTAACTGTAAAGCAGCATTACCCTCTGCTAGTTTATACTCCTCATCATATTTAGTCTGTAGTGCCTGAAGTTTCTTTTGGTCCTCAGTAAGTGCTGCATCTGCTAAGGTCTTAGCTAATGCATGCTGTTGTTTTAACTTGGCATCTGCTCTCTTCTGATTTTCTGCTTCCTCCTGTTGATTGTATAATTCGGTTAGGGTTTTCTTTTGCTCCTCAGTTAGTGTGGTATCTGCTAGAGTCTGAGCACGTAGCTTGTCATACTTAGCCTTAGTCATGGCTAGCTCTTTAGCTGTTCCCTCCTCCATTAGCTGTAGCTGTAGATCAGCAATGATGTCATTACCTTTCTTAAGGTTATCTGCCTCAGTCTTAGCCTTGTCCTCTGCAAGCTTATTGAGTTCCTGCTGCTGTTGAGCTAGATACATCTAATTAAACTTAGCTTTCTCTGCTGCTGTTTTATTGGCATCAGTTTTAAGGTCATTCATTAACCTAGCATACTTCTCATTTACTATAGCTATCTCCCTCTCATTAGCATCCTTGATTTGTGATAGCTCAAAGTCTCTCAATGTCCTAGCGTTATCCAATCTATTCTTAGCTGCTTGCTTAGCTCTCTCCCTAGCTTTCTCTGCTGCTGCTGCTGCCTCATCTCCTGCTTTCTTATCAGCCTCTTTTTGGTCTGCTAGCTCTTGAGCCTTGATACGTTTACGTTCATTCACTCCTGATTGGATGAGTTTACTTTCAGCCTCAATCTGTTTTCTTAACTCTTGTCGTTTCTTTGTAGCCTCTTCGCCCTCCTGGTGTCTCATTGCCTCAAGGGCTTTCTTAGCTGCATTCTTTCTCTTGATGGACTCTTTCTCTAGTGCTCTTGATTTGTCTAGCTCAAGCTGAGTAGTATCCTTACCGGCTATCTTAGCCATGGCAATCTCTTGGTCATATCCCTCAGATAGTTTATCAGCACGTTTCTTTGAACTCTCTGCTACTTTCTCATTGGCCTTAGCCATCCTATCTGCATTCTCATCTGCTGCATAGCTAGTTAATCCTAGCCAATCAGTCAAAGCCTTGAAGCCCTCAATCAATGCGTTAATAGGTATCATTAAAAAGTCAAGTACTTTCTGTAGCACTCCTATCTTGTGGAGGAATATCACAATGGCTGCCACAATAGCAATGATAACAGCAATCAATAAAAAGATAGGGTTAGCTAGAATGGTAGCACCTAATGATACGAATGCACTACCAACAGTCATGATAACGGATGTTAGTGATTTGAATGCACCACCAATAGCCTTAGGGTCAAGGTTACCTAGAGTGCTCTTGAATACATTAGCCTTTTGTGCAGCCTCATCAAAGTCAAGACTAAGCAAGCTATCCTTAATACCTCCTAAGCTGTTGGATACCTGCTCAAACTTGGAACCTGTTGCAAAGGTATTCACTGCCTCATTGGCATCTGCTAGTTGGTCCTTGAGCTCCCCTGCTCTTGCCGCTAACCTAGCAATATCCTCGGGGTCAGTTGCATCAGCAATGGCACCCTTTAAGGATTTTAATTCTGCCTTGATGGCACCAATGCCACTGAGCTTTAATGGTATTTCTACTTCGTTCATCTTATGGCTTGTAATATCTTATTTCTAATGTGTTCATTCCAAGGTAGTCATCTGCAAAACCTACCCCTATTTGTGTGGTGTTAATGTATATGCTATTGTTACCAGGTATATATTGAGCACTGATAACACAATCAAAATATACATTGTTAATCATGACTGTGAGCTCAGTATCTAGGATAGCACCTAGATCCCACTTCTGGATGAAGCCCTCATACTGACCTATGCCATTCCTTACCCATACAATATCTCCAAAGCTAGACTCTTTGACATAGGCTACAGGGTCATTGGTTCCTGTTTGGTCAAGCAATGCAGTGTACTTGTAGTATGGAGGGTCAACAGGTATCCCGTTCACCTTGCCGTATACAGTTAGGTTATCAGTGTAGATACCATCCTCTTCAATAGTAGCATCATCTGCTACCACTACTACCTTGAGCCCAGGGTTAACATTGTTACCCTTACCGGTTACTATACCTGATGTGCTGTTAGGTACAATGTTAGTGTTAGCTGTAATACTCTTGATGATAGTATCATTGGCCACCTGAGTGATAGGACCTACACTACCAATTCCTACACCTGGGGATGGGGAGCCTGTAGCAAAGGGCATGAACTGCACCTCAGTGTCTATACTGATTAGCTCTACCTGTGTGAGCTGATTGCCATTGGCATTGTAATCAATGACCTTGTTAATGTTCCACCATGAGTTATCAATGCGTATCTTATCATTGAGCTCTAATGGTTGGATGTCAGACTCTTTAAGATTAAAGAATGCAGTCAACATCTTACCGGTATTAATCTGCCCCATGGTTCGCCTCCAATACCTGTTGTACAGATTGTTCTGCGTTAAGGTACTTGGCATGTAGTAATAGTATGCACAGGTTGCATAGTTCAAATCCCACGTAGGATTGAGTGGGTCATCGAAGTGTCCTACATACGGATAGGATGTAACACCTGTCATACCCGTTGTACCGTAGTCATAGATGTTAAACGCTTGGCACGTGGTTAGTCCTACCTCAGCTGTAGAGTCATACAAGATACGGATGTTAGTATCAGGCTGTGCTCCTGATAGCATTGGAACGAATGCACCAAAGACTGTATCAATGATTGGTGTAGGGCTAAACAATACAGCCTTAGTAGTTACATCCTTGACATACTCATTGTCAAAGATAACCTCTGCTTGTCCGTAGATTTGATTGGTGGCATTGGTGTAGATCGTATTGGCACTATCCTTATCTGCCTTGTATGTGAGTATTACTTTCTTACTTGTTAGCTCAGGTAGGAATGACAAAGACTGCTCTCTATCCTTGGCTAGCTTGTATGTCCAATCTACCTCTTTACCTGCATCGTAGTAATCATCCCTATGGATTAGGTTAAGTTGGTTAGGCTGTGACTTGTCTACCTCAGCATACAGGTTGAACATGTTAAATATAGCCTTAACAAATTCATTCTGCTTTATCTTTTTAGGCACGTAGTCATTCACATCAATGGTACCACCAATGGCTACAATGTTACTGCTCGGGGTGATTGTTATATCTGCCGAGTTAATGGTTAGGCTTAATTGATATGGTACAATATAGTAACCTCCTGCAGTATTAAAGATAGCCTGTACATTGCTAGTCAATGCAGTTAGCTGTGGTAATATGTTTGGGTCGCTAGCTTGTATGGTTACTATTAATGTGTCCGTAGTTATGTTGGTAGTACCTGCTCCAGGTGCACCCGGTCCATTGTAAAAAGGTGAAGCTGAGTTTACGTTGTATGGTGCATTAAAAAAGTTCAGGTAGAATGTAGGTGTACCTACTGATATATTGGCTACAGGACAAATGATGTCAAGACTAAAGTTAACCAATATCTTTATCTCATAGTACTGAGCATTGGCTGAGCTTATGTTGAATGGTGTAGTGTATACACCTGTTACCGGGTCAAAGATATTCTGAGGGTCCTCTATCTCATTGAGTCCTGTGAATGTATAGGTACCTGTGGTAGGAGTAACTGATAGAGGTGATACCACCGTACTAGGTGTAGTCTTCTCTGCTCGCACCACATAGTCTAAATAATCAAAGTTATCAATGCCTCCGTTGTATGGAATGATGAGCTTGTCAAACTTAGTATTGCTTAGGGTAGGCCAATTATATGTAAACCCTGAGTCAGCAAAGATGCGATCTAAGTAAGTCTTAGCAAAGATAGCAGGCTTGAATTCCTGAGTAGTGTAGAACACATCACCACTGCCAGGGAGGAAGTACTTGAAGCCATCCACCTCAGTGTTGCTAAATCTGTTCACCACATTGAATGCATCGTATGTATGGTTGAGGTCACTGAAGTCTATATCAGTTAGCTCCTTGTTATTGATGGCTGTAAAGAAATCGGCTTTGCTTTCCTTGACCAATACCTCATACTCCACATGCTCCTCATACCCATCTGTGAGCTGCACCTTTTTAACAGCTGTGAGCTGCAGGCTTGCATCCTCCATGACAGGTATTCCATCCTGGATAACTGAGCAGGTAGTTACTGCATTGATGTCAAAGGTACCGGCTTGGATGTTAACATCATAGTAGTGGTTCAGTAGGTCATTGTTATTCTTACTACCTACCAATACAATGGTCTTAGAGAAGTTACCTTTCCTTTGACTTATATCTCTGATGTCTCCTACCTGAAATGTCAAAGGGAATGAAGTACCCTCCTTAACATCAAGGTATCCTGTTGCTAGTTGTATCCTAACCATTGACCATGTCGTTATTAGCTAGCTTAATTATAATGCTTTGCTTGATTAAGTTCTTATTCCGTTGCTTGTATTTCTCAAATGATGAGGTAACTATATTACAGCTGATATACTCAGTGCTTGCCGGTATATCACAGCTTTCATCGTAGTTGCTTATCTTAAAGTATGTGTAAGGTGAGCTAATGAGTTCAGTGAAGTAGGTAGCCATCTCCTCAGTCATCCAATCGGTACTGAGGTCAATGGTGTTATCTACACTCACATAGCTGTTGATGTATCCTCTATCTGTTAGGTTGTAGTTCCATGAACCTGCGTCAATGTATCCTGCTACATCCTGATTGTATTGCTCACGCTGTACTGTGCCTCTTTCGTATGCTCTACCTGTGAATGCAAAGCTACCCCATGAACCATAACGGTCTAGGAATATGATGCTGTACTCTTGCATCCTAACTCTGCGATCTATGTTTACTTTGTATGGCTGTGTAACTTGGTTACCATTGTGCTCATAGTAATACTCATAGTAATCAGTGGTAGGCTTAATCAATGGCAGTGTACCTGAGATAGCAGTCAATGGTCCTGAGTTGTTAGGGCCTACTGCGTTCCCTGTTACGTGGTCAGTGGCAATTACATTTCTCAAATATCTCACCACCATCATTGGTGAATATAATCTTATGAGTACCTGGCCCTGGTCCACCATACACTGCGTTCATCCAAAGGTCTTGAGACAAGGTGCAGTAGAATTCTCTAGTAGGGCATGAGGTCAGGAAGCTATCTGATGGACTCGTTAGGAAGTAGTTACTAAATAAGTAGTAAGGCCATTGAGTCCAAGGTAGTGCACCATTGAATACATAGTTGTTTGCCTTGATTAGTATGTTCCTAGTCACAGTCTTTCTACCATCTGCATAGGTGATATCACCATTGATTGCTGCATTGGTTACCAATGACCAAGGGCTATTAACTACCAAGTAACCTACACCAACTGAAAGCACAGTGAACAATCCCTCAAGGTTAGGGTTAGCTACTCCACCATCTGATTGAGCAATGACTATCTGATCACCTGCCACAAAGCTGTTGGTTACGTTTATCTGTACGTTACCTCCGTTGTTAGTTAGGGATGCTGTATACTGAACTACGGTTAGGTACTCCTCACCCACATGAACATCATACTTGTAATGGCTGTTAGGTGCATCGTATACTGTGGTGTTGTATGGGAATAAGTCAAAGCTTACCTTAGATTGTAGTAGCTTGCTTAGGTCAATCTCACCATAGAATGTACTGGCATTAGGTAGCACCCTGTACTCTGCTATTTGATTAGTGGTACCACTCTCATAGATGTCAAAGATAAACTTGAAACCTGCAAAGCCTGAGTTAGTACTCGCAAAGAAAAACTTAATCGGGTTGTACGCAGGAGTTAACACCTGTGGTACAGCTATAGTGAACATTGCCATACCTATATTATTCTATGCAGCCAAAGTGTTTCTAAAATGCGTAGTAGCTATCATCCGTATAGTACTCCTGTCGGATGTGAGTAGTGGCATACCTGATTGCATCCATTGCATCATCAAACATCTTGACCGGCTCATCCGTTATCATGTCTCCTACTTTTTTCCACTTGTAATTCTCATACTCTTTCTTGAGTGCCTTATCATCCTGGCAGAACACACCAAATGTCTTGATGTTGTCAATGCCTTTCTTGACTACCTTGTTAGCGTTCTGCACGTCATACCCTGCATTGTTCAGCTCCGCAATAATCTCAGGCCTTGCATAATCTGCTACAATGGTAACTGTCTTCTCTACGTTGAAGCTTTGCATCTTGTCTATGAGCATTGGTGTAGTCAGGTAGCTTTCATATATCACAGGCTCAATGTAGATGTCATTGTCACACCAATAGACTCGCATGAGTGCTGTGGGGTGATTGTATCCAAAGTCCAACCCATACACATAGTTCACAAACCTAGCAGGCCTATGAGGTATGAATGACCAATTGCTGTAGATGTTACTCTTGCTGATTGCTTTCTCACCCAATGCATAGATTTGGTAGAGTGCCTCATCCGTTCTCTTGAGGTCCTCTATCTGAGCTCTGATACTCTGAGGTAGGAATGGGTTATCTTTGTACGTTGACTTGATGAGGATGCTTTCCTCCATTGGTAGCTCATACAGCCATGAGGTTGACTCACTTGGATTGTAGTCAAAGATTAGCTTAGACTCCGTTCTCATGTTCAGCTGAGTGAAGTCATCGAAGTATAGCTCATTGGCTTCGTTACACCAAGCTATGTCTCTTTTCCTACCTCTTATCTTTTGCTCATCATCCACTGAGAAGAACTCCACAATGCTACCATTAGGGAACGTGTAGATGTGCTCACTCTTGTTGTGGTCCTCCACTGAGTAGATGTTGAGTTCCTTGAGTATCTCAATGAAGTCTCTGAGTACTGTAGCCCTCAAAGCAGGGAATGTCTTTCTAATGATAGATACTACCTTGTTATTGTTCTGTAGGCAGTAGATGATAACTAACTGACATAGGCTGTAGGTCTTGGATGAACGGGAGCCTCCCTCATTAATCACAAACCTTATCCCCTGGTCATTGAGTGCTGCGTAGTTTTTCTCAAATATGACTGTGCTCTTTATCTCCATGTGCTATCTGATATGCATTCATTAGCATAGCCATCTGCCTCCCATCTGCAGCTACTGCTCTTCTATCTATCCTAACCTGTACCCCTTTCATCCTGTAGATGTAATCCTCTACCACTGCACACATGAACTCAATCTGCATCCGGCTTGACAATGGTTACCTTGATGCTGTCTATCTTTTCTCCCTTGGTGGTGGTGTCTACACGTTCGGTTAGGTTGTTTAATCTCTGAGTAATGGATGCATTGTACTGCCCGGTCATACCTCCCTCAATTTGGTCCATACGGATTGCCTCCTCTATACGCGAGCAGATTGTGGCATATTCAGAATATCTATCTCCCTTGTTACAAAAATAATCATTAACTGTTTGCCCTTTCTCTGCAGCAAAAGTCCTGAAACCCACTTGAGTAAGTGGTCTCTCTAATGGCACTGCTGTAGCTTCACCTGTCTTAGTAGATAGTGAATAGGAATATCTAGGGTTTTCTTTACACCAACGTTTGTAGGCCTCAAATAGATCCCACATTGCTTCAGGTGTTGGTATGTGTTTTGGTCTCATTTGTCTATCTCTTTAAGTTTACGTTGTGCCCATTCAATACCCTCATCACCTCCCCAGGCTAACCACATTAATCTACCACATCCATCTCCTAGTTCTTTCTGTGAGTTCTGCCTATGACGTTCAAAGCCTGCCATGCGAGCAATAGTATCACGTGTGATATTCTCACCATTAGCTAACTGACTAGCACGAGCCTTACCCACTGCAGTACCACAATCACCCCATCCATTCTCTTCAGCCCATCTGATTGCTATCTTAGCATTCTCAGTAGCTTGTTTAGGGTAATCATTGTAGCTATCTGCAAAGGCTTTACGATAAGCTCCTACAGGTCCGTCATAGATAGACTTGCATACGGCATAGCGTTGGTCATTCTCAGGATACTTGGATAGGGTCTCCTCATCACCCATGCATCTTGAGATAAACTCCTCCTCAGTTTCTTTAGGCTTCGGTGTCGGCATCTGGTTCTACCCCTTTGAATTTCTTACTCTTAGGCTCTACCTCTTCAAAGATATGGCCTATACCTTTCTCAGTCCAGAAATCAGCCTCATTAGCTGTATCCTCAGTAATGGTAAAAGATACCTCTCTCCCATTTAGATATACGGTAATGTACTTACCGATATGCTCACTCTTTACTTTCTTTGTCATATTCGTATTCTTGTGTAAATAACCATGCGTAATATAGTACCACCCATATCCCAAAAGCTTTCATTGACATTGCAGTGTTCTCCCTGACTAGAAAGAATGCACCGGTTAATGCAGTGAATGTAGCAATGATGCTAATTATTTGAGAAAGTCTCATACCTATATTGTAAGTTGCGTAAATTTTGTTTAATTTCAGTTATCAGGTAGTGAGCTGAGGTAACCGGTATATCAAAGTACTTAGCCATGCTGCGAGCTGTGGTGTATCCCTTGTCTATGTATGCCTCAAATACTATCCTATGCACGTTATCACTTATTTGTGATCTATATATCTCAATCATCCCCTTGTGAGTGCTGTATATCTTATCCTCAAGTATCTTAGCCTGCAGGTCCTGCTCATCATCTGCCTCATCACTGGGCTCATACTCCATTGAAGTGACCCTATCATCCCTATGGCTCAGAGATGTGTTCCATAGTATTTGATACTTGATGGTGTTTAGCAGATAACTCTTCACCTGGTCCTCGGTATCAGCATCCTCATTAATGGTTAGCACATGTAGGTAACTGTTATTGATTACCGTATCTGCCTCAATCTTACTCCCTAGCTTAGTTAGAAAGTACAGCGTGTAAGCCCTTACCTCATGGTAATGGTTATTGATGTACCTGTCTAAGAGCTTTTTCATACCATACCATAAAATCTTTGTACCATACCTTTCGCCTCACCGATGCACAAAAGCATTCCCTTGGCTGTGGGCCATCATACTTTTGACGTATCTTGTAGAGCTGAACACATGAATGCTTAGAGTACTTCGCAGCATCTGATTGTGCATCAATCTTATCTACTATCTCTATGTCAGTTTGTTCAAACATAATTCTAATGCATAGGCACCAAGTGCTGCTTGACATGCTAGGATAAAATCCTGATGCCATGCCAATGTAAGCCAAAAGGCCACACACTTACTACAGCTCAACGCATCTAGTAGTTGTATGGCCCATGTGCCAGGTATAAAGGACATGTAAATCCTAGTAATAGTTGCCTGCAGTGGTTCAAAATTGCACCACCACCAAGCTATAGGTATGATAAGTAAGAGTTCCATTTAGACAAATATACTCTAAAAAAGCTATCATATATCTCAGTGGTTACATTTCTGCCCTGCATGAACCGGTATAGCTTGGCATAGTTTACCCCCATATCCTCAGATAGATGGGTTAGCTTATATCTCTTGGATAGCTTGCCACGTATCTCTCTACGCATCCAATCAGATAGCTGTTGGTCCTCAGAAAGGTAGATCGTCAGTGCTCTCATCTGTAGTGTCAAAAGTTTTTCTTAATTTATCAACAGCACTGTTCTCAGTACTTGAACTCAGACTCATAGTCCATGCCTCAATGGAGTTAAAGTACTTGATAGTACCATCCTGTGCCTCCCATCTGCGACCTCTTAGGTTGTAACTGACCTCTACCACTTCACCTGTTTTAAGGTTGTTAGCTAGATCGCATTTGTCCTGGGTTAATTGGAATGTAACATACTGAGGGTACTCATCCTGAGACTTCAGGGTTACTTCTCTTTTCTTGAATTTGTCAGATACTGACGTTGTTGGGGTAACGAATACCACCTCTCCTTTGAATTTACTCATGGTTATTTATGTATTTGATATAGTTTATTGTTGAAATCCACCCCCACACTATCGCAGGGGCTAATAAAATTGATGCTAATATAATCATTGTATTAAAGTTATTACTATTACTGTTCCTACTATGTACCCTAAGCTCAGTGCAACTGCATTGAACACCCTTTCATTCCAATTGGTAGCCTCAATCATGTAGCCTAGGAATGGTAGCCCTAAGAATGGACCAATGGCTGCAAATAATATCATACCAGGTGCATTGCCCTCAGATACAAATCTAATGTAAAAAGTGCTACATATCTCTATTACAAGAGCTGAAAGAAAGATTATAGGGTATCTCATTTGTCTAGGTTTATTTCGTTATCATTTAGGCTACTGATTAGGAAGTCCTGTATCTTCTCCACTATCTCATATTGTGCATCCGGTAGGTCTCCATACTTCAACATACTACGGAGCTCTGCTTTGAGCTCCCATAGTACATTTAGCATATCCTGGCCTTTGATGGCACAGTAGTGTTCTGCCTGCTCATCAGGTAAGTTAAATTCAATTGTTGCTTTCATAGGTTTCTTTGTAGTATTTTTCTGCTGTTGAATACGGCTTATCTCTTAATAAAAATGATGTGTTATAAGCCTCAATTATCTGCTCTTTCTCCATCTCTTTGGCTTGTTGGATAGCTTGTCTTGCTGAAATATCCCCATTAGTTATTTGCTCAACCAACCACTCTACTGCTGTCTGTTTCATAATTCTTTTTTAATTTTCTCAATATAAAGAGTAGCATCCATCAGCTCCTCCTGCAGATGGTTTAACCATCCGATTAGATCTACATCTTTCCTATCCAGGTTAGTACCGTACTTCTGCTGCCCTCTTTCACTTCTCAAATAGTACTTAGCCATCACTGCCAATAGGATGCTATCCTCTTGTTTAATGGGATCTTGTTCGTGTGTTATGTTCATTTTATAGATATTAAGCCCCAAAATAAAGATATCTCTTTTCGTTTAGGTTTTGTTTCATGTGATGGCAATGCCATTGGGTTACTATTTAAATAATTTATCCAAAGTCTAAACATTGCACCTCTGCTCATTTTTCGTTCTCTTGCTAATTCAATAAGCATTTCTTTTTCTTCTTCAGTACATCTTAATGATATATGAGTAACAAAATTGTTATCTTTTTTAGGTCTACCTCTACCTCTACGTGTTCTTTCCATTTTACTTATTTTTTAATTGGGTTAATACTTCGTTGTAAAATTCAGTAGCTAGGATAAGCCTCTCAGCCATCTGTATCTCAATCTCTTTATCTCTTTCAAAGGTAATGGATGTGATACGCTTTTCAGGTGCAATATGATCTACATAGTGTACTGCTGCATTCTCATACTCACTCATGTTCTCAGGTGAAGTAGTTACCATGACATAGCACAGCTCAAATTTAGGCATATCATATAACCACATGTATGCTCTACCTTGCCACTCATAGTCAGATAGGTCCTTGAGCTCGTATGTAGTAGCAGGGAACGTATCTAAAGACCATGAAGTTTTAATATCTATGATGGATGTATCAGTAATGATATCACAGCATCCGGATAACCACTCATTCTCTACCCTCTCCTCATTCTTTTTGTAATCCTCTAGCCTAACCAGGTTAAGTAGGTCAATACTGTCCTGTTCCTGAGTTAATCCTTTGATTATATACTTGCTGTTCAGCTCAGTCCTATATACGAAAAAATCCTCTTTTGCTTGTTGGATGATATAGCTCTTAGCTGTTTGACTCAATGCCTCCCCCTTAGTCCTGGAGGAGGTCATTAATTTTCCTAATTGTGATGCTCTAAATTTCATAATTTTTCTATATGTTGTTTAACATTTTTCCAATACTTTAAGTAGA